ATCACACCGGCGAGGTCCGCGTATTTTGATTTGAAAAAGTCGTTTTTCACAGACTTGGTTGGGTTTTGGGTAAGACCTTGGGCAACCACTAATGCAGTTGCCAGTTCGTTTATTTGCTCGCTCATCTTCATGCGTAGTTCTCCGTGAAATCTTTTTGGGTTGAATTAAACTTAAATTCAAAATCTTCTGGTATCCCTGCATCGCCCCAGTGACAATCAATGTAATCATCACAGATTGGGAAGCCGTTGCCGGTTAGATCGTCTAAAGACCATTCAATAAACTGAAAGAACTCCGGGAACTGCTTGATCAATACGGTTGAAGCAACTTTAATTGCTCTGGAACGAGCCTTGATTCCTTCGAACCAAGCGCCGTGATCGTCGTTTTGGATTACTGTTTTGACGTTACAAAGTTGCTCGTAATGGCACCAAAGTGGATACCACGGCTCTTGAGTTTCGTCGTAAAAATAATGACGCCGGTTTAAAATTAATGGCATGTTGTTAACCTCGTTTTGCTGGAAATTTGATTTTAACATTAGATTTTGACAAAAGAAAAGCTTTTTTTTAACATCGTGATGGGTTATGGTTCGCCAACGGAGGAATTACTTATGAACAAAATGGATATCAAAGACTACTTTGAAGTCTTCAATTCAAACGCAAAGAAGCTGTCATCAGACATGCAGATCGACTACCAGAAGTTACGCCGAAGGATCAAAAAGCCTGACATTGCGATACAGGTTGATCTGGATGAGCAGTTTCGTCCCTGCAAGCTGTACTTTGAGTACCGAGAAGAAATTGAGCGCGCATAAAAAAGCCCCGTGTGAGGGGGCTAATTTATGCCCATTAAGGGAATGGGCGGGAGCGTTATCCAGCAAGGTTAACGGCGTCCATTGTAGTCCACAACAGTCCGATGCACAACGAGGCGTAGAATGATTACGATAAACAATTGGTCAAAATTCCAAAGCTACAAAGACCGCAAGCCACCGTGGATTCGCTTCCACCGCTCCATGCTAGACAACTACGATTACCAAATGATGTCTGCCGAATCACGCGCACTTTTGCCGATGCTGTGGCTACTGGCTTGTGAAGATGAAGACCCGACCAGCGGTGAAATCAACCTCGAAGTCAAAGTGATCGCTTATCGGTTACGCCGGGACGAAAAGGCCATCAAGAAATCGGTAGCCGAGCTGGAAACCTCTGGATTTATAGCATGTGCTGATTCCGTAACGAAACCGTTACGAATCCGTAACGAAACCGTAACAGGATTCCGAAAAAATGTACCTACAGAGACAGAGACAGAGACAGAGGCAGAGACAGAGACAGATGCTCGCCTTGCTCGTCTGGGGGTTGATAAGGCGCTCTGGATTGAATATTTAGGAACAAGACGGAAGCTCAAGTGCAATAACTCAGAACGAGCGATCAACACTTTGGTCAACAGAATTGAAAAATTAGTTCGGCAAGGTCAAGACGCAACTGCAATGCTTGAAGAAGCAAACGCACAATCTTGGAAAACAGTTTACGAAGAAAAGGAAAAGCAGCATGTACAACCAACAGCAAGGCAACTCCTCGATGACTACTCGTGGGCAGATGGACTCATCGCTCAACCGGGTGAACAAAATATTCGCGATGTTACGGATTACCTACCCGACCTTTCTCAAGAACGAAAACGAGACTGAGACCAAGCGCCTCTGGTTTAGTCACCTCGAAAGCTTCAGCGAGGACAAGATCGACGCTGCGCTGAAGATTATGCCTGATGAGTTTCCGAAGTTTGCTCCGACGGTTGGTGAGTTTAAGAAATTGTGCAGAGGGCAGGCTTCTGCTGAGAAGCCGCCTCAAGGTCTGCCGATCTGCCCAAAGTGCAGGTCATATACGATCACTCAGCGTCACTACGATGTCTGTGAGACGGGTTCTGTCCAACCAGAGGTCTTTCCAAGGGTTGAGCCGGGAGAGGCTAGGAAGGCCTTAGCGGAGCTTCTAGGATGGTAGACCGACACGAGGAAATGCGGCAGGACGTTATTCAGTTTAATCGAAAGCACCCCGATGTTTGGAGGCTGTTCTGCGGATTCACGTTTGACATGATCAACCGGGGGTTTATGAATTACAGTGTCAACGCGATCTTTGAGCGGATCCGATGGGAAATCGATGCCGGTGGCGATGGGGTTACTAGCTTTAAGCTGAACAACAACTACCGAGCATTTTACGCCAGAGCCTTCATGCGAAAGTACCCCGCGCACGATGGATTCTTTCGGACCCGGGAGCAGAAGAGTCGGGATCTTGCACCAGTAAATCTGCCAGAACTAATGCCATCACACTTTCATTAAGGTATAATCATGAGCAATATCAGACGTTTACCATTACCAGACCGGCTAACTGCCGAGGAGCTGCACATTGTTATTCACAATGCGGACGAGAAGGACAAGCTTTGGACGTTGTTGAAGCAAGTTGATTTCGATCAGGCGATGGAAGTATCAATCAAGCCAGTCGGCAAGGACCGATCCACGATGCAGAATCGGATGGTCTGGCAATGGTTCAGGGATGCTGAGAAGCAGGGAACGATGAAGGCTTGGGAGTACCGCAGCTACGCTAAGTTACATTTTGGGGTGCCGATTCTTAGGAGGGATTCGGAAAGTTACAAAGAAAAATACGACCGCATTGTTAAACCTTTGCCCTATGAGGTGAAGCGCGAGTTGATGGTTGAGCCGATGGAGTGTCCGGTTAGCAGTGCCTTCAACAAAAAACAAATGGTTGAGTGGCTTGACGCGGTTAAATACTGGCTGGAGTCTGAGGGGTTCGTGCTGACCAACACAGACGAGATGTTTGGGTGAAAAAGTGCAAAGCCTGCAAGGAACCCTTCGAACCCCGGCGACCACTTCAGAAGGTGTGCAGCATAACGTGTTCGATTGATCTGGTTAACCAAGACAAGGCCAAGAAACAAAGGGCCGAGACCCGGGAGATGAAGAAACGAGTCCGGGACAAGGATCGATCTTATTGGGTCAAAAAGACTCAAGAGGCTTTTAACAAATGGATTCGGATTCGTGATGACAATCAACCTTGTATTAGCTGCGGAACGTGGGGGCCATGTCAATTCCACGCGGGCCACTACAAAACAGTAGGTGGTCATCCTGCGCTTCGGTTCCAGGAAGACAATTGCCACAAACAGTGTTCAGCTTGCAATAACTACAAGTCTGGTAATTTATCAGAATACCGGTCAAACTTGTTGATCAAAATAGGGTTAGAGCGGGTCGAATGGTTAGAAGGGCCGCATGATCCAGTCAAATATACCATTGAGGATCTGCAAGAGATGCTATCCAAGTATCAAGCACTGAATAAGAAATGGGCACAGTCTCCACGTTAGACCGTAATGCTGAACAGGTGCGGTGTGTTCTTCGCACCCTGTTACAACAGTGTGAAGCTGGCAACATCTGTGGCGCTGTGATCGTGACAGAACACCTCGACAGGTTTGACTTAGACATGCCTGGAACTTTTTCTACGGATCCTGATTCAATAGCCGCAATTACTGGTCGTTTGCAAATGGCCGCTCACTCGTTCTACCAAATGAGCTGGGAAGAGGACGATGAAATATAAGACCACGACCGAGCACCTAGATTTCTGCAACACTGAGTACCAGCGTCAGATTATCGAGATGACTTTGAGCGGGATGAACCAGACTGAAATTGCTAGAGAGCTAGGCAAAAATCCCAGAAGAATTAATAAAGCAGTTGTGGCTGTTCATAGACGAGCAGCCCTTCAAGGCGTAGCGCCAGCCCAGAATGTCAATCGGCAGACAGCTCCAGGATTTACCACTAAGCGAGTCAGTACCGCCTACAATATGGATGGCGATATTGTTTTACAGTGGCACATTCAGGAACCTGAGCGGCAAAAGATCGAAGAATTGATTGCTCAATTTGTGGAGGGGTTCAAAGATGAAGTCGCAGGCATACACTTTCCCACAGACGCGCCGTCAAGCACTGATGACGATCTTATGGTTAGCTACATCATTGGCGATCATCACCTCGGGATGCTTGCTCACCACACTGAGACGATGGGCGAGGACTATGACGTTAAAATTTCGCAACGATTGCTAGAAAATGCAGTTGATCGGCTGGTCAGTGTAGCGCCAGCAGGTAAGGTCGGGGTGTTGGTAAATCTTGGCGACTTTATGCACGTCAACGATTCAACCAGCTCAACCCCAAACAGCAAAAACTTGCTTGATTCTGACGGTCGGTACTCCAAGACCATCAGGGCTGCTAGCAATGTTATAAAGCGTACCGTTTTGCGTATGCTTGAGAAACATGCCGAGGTTTGGCTTGTGAATGTTCGCGGTAATCATGATCCAGATGCAGCCTTGTGGCTTAATGAGGTCATGCGTCTGTACTTCGAGGAAGATCCGCGTGTTAACGTATTCGATAACGCGTCTAAGTTTATCTGGTGGCAATGGGGCAAGAATTTGGTAGTGACCCATCACGGTGATCGGATTAAAATGTCCAACCTACATGGGTCAATCGTCAGCAATCTAAGGCAAGAATGGGGATCAAGCGATCACACTTTTGTATGGACGGGACACATACACCACAAGAACCAAGAGGAATATGGCGGCGCATTGTTCGAGTCTTGGAACATCCTCGCACCCGCAGACGCTTGGCACGCTTCCTCTGGTTATGCCAGTTCTCGAAGTATGACTTGCGTAATCCTCCACAAATTGTACGGAGAGCAAGGAAGATTAAAAGCAAACATTCAGGAGCTGATATGAGCGCATTTGATAAACAATCAGGCGGCAACCACTACAAGTTGATGATGATCCAGCCACTTGAGTATGCGTTGGCCAACGATATGGGGATCTGCGAGCACGCGGTAGTGAAGTACATTTCACGCTGGAAGACCAAAGGCGGCGTTGAAGATCTGAGGAAAGCAATTCACTACTGCGAGATTTTAATCGAGCAAGAGCTAGATCGGCCCTTGCATGTAAACCGGCACAAGGGAGATAGGGATGAGCGCAAGAATTATGAAGCATCTGGTGACTGATGACCTGCGAAAGAAAGCAGATGAGTTGCTCGAACAATGGGCGAGAGAGTACGCAATAGATCAGACAGGCAATTTTGCAGCGGTTAACATCATGGATGGCAACTTTGCGTTAGCGATTGCGGGAAAGCCAAACCCGTTGAAGCAGAAAATGAGCGCAAAGGAAACGCGGCCACAGCCTCACGCAAGAATCCCAGAGTATCGAGCCAGCCAAATGGATCAAGTGATGACCTTGATTAAGAAAGTAAATCCTGATTACTTTTATGCACTCAAAGAGTATTACTTGCGAGGGACGGTGAAGGCCGTGGCTAAGGCGCTGCACTGGTCAGAGACCAAAGCAAAGCAAGCCAAGGCGGCAGGCTTTGACATGGTTGTGCTTATTCTGGAGGAGCGTGGGCTGTAGATCTCAATGCAATTGCATACTTTGTCTCTGCAATTGCATAATTTTCCTCTGTAATTGCAGCACCGCAGTTGCGTCGGGATTCACCGCAGTTGCGGTGACATTAAATTAGATTTATGCTTAGTCCATCGCTGTCGTTACTTAGTGACTTTAGCCGATACACAGAGAGCTTCAAGTCCTGAATTTAAAAAAGATCTGTTTGCCGCAGGTCTTTTTTTGTCTGCAATTTATAGTCGCAAAAAAATATTGTGCGGTCGCCCTAAGTAGGGTATAAGTATTCATAATTGCAACACCTGACCCTATAGGACCGCCTCTTGGCGGTTTTTTTATGTTTTGGAAAAACTTTACTAAAGATGAATTCGCTTGCCGCTGCGGTTGTGGGAGTAACCAGATCCGTGACGAGATCATTGACGCTGTGCAAAAAATACGCACAGAGGTTGGCTATTCTCTCGTTGTTAGCTCTGGCTTTCGGTGCAGTGAACACCCAGTTGAGAAAAACAAGACCAAGCCGGGTACGGGCACGCATTGCAGAGGCATTGCGGCTGATCTTGCGGTATCTCACCGGCAGGCAAAGGAAGTTCTGGCCGTTGCTTTGGCATTGGATCTTGGCGGGGTGGGTGTTCACCAGAAAGGGGATGGCCGGTTTATACACATTGATGTTGACCCCGAAAGGCAATCGCTTCTCTGGACGTACTAATCGCCGCAGCTTCGGAAATAGAATTTACGGTGAAAAAAATATTCACGATTAAAAAAGGGCTGCAATCCCACCCTACTCCTTGGCAGCTCTTTCCCTCAATAACGAGGGTTTTATTAACCAACTGAGAAACATAAATGAGACGAGTTTTAGTTAACCCTAGACGCCGGGACTACACCCCGATGACGTTTACGCAGGCAATTGATTCTGATATCCCTTATGCGGTTGATTTCAGCGTTTCGGCAAGCGATAGAGGTACTAGCGTTTCATCTGTTTCAGCAGAATCCAAAGGGCCACGGTCCATAAGCATCACAACCCCTACTGTCAGCGACGGCGTTGGCACTTTTTACGTTAGCGCCACATCCAGCGGTCAAGGGCTGGTAAAGGTCACCGCAAACTACGCAGACGGCAAGCAAGAAACCCAATACATGACGGTCGTTATGAACGACCCAGAGTACAGAACAACAAACTGAGGAGAGTGGGATGGGAGAGCAAATCAACATAGATGAAATCAACGGCAGGCTGAACTTCTTGGCGGAGCAGCGTAATGCTGCCCAAAACGAGAACGTCATCCTTGCTGGTCGCTTGGCGGCTGCAATGGCAAAAGTGGCTGAGTTAAGCCCTGAACCAGAGTTTGAAGAAGTAGAAGAAGATGGGAACGACAGCAGCGAATAAGAACAGAGCGGTTCGGAAAGAGGCGCTTAGAGAGCAGTTAAGCCACCAAGGGCATGTTCAGCATGTCGTTGATTTACTTGATGAAGTCAAAGATCTAAGTAAGGCGCTTGATCAGCATGAGTTGGCTCGCTACAAGGTTGTGCTTGATACCAAGCTGAAGCTCATCTCGAAGTACCTTCCAGACCTGAAGTCCGTAGAACATACAGGCGATGAAGATGCCCCAATTGCAATCGCAGCCTACGAAATTAACTGGGAATAGAGTCAGCCTTCCGAAAGCTTTCAAAGAGCTGGTTGAGCCTCACAGATACAAGGTTTACTGGGGCGGTCGCGGTTCAGGTAAGAGCTGGGCCTTTGCTACAGCGTTATTGCTGCTAGGTGCTGGCACTAAGCCTAAGCGCATACTTTGCGCCAGAGAGATCCAGAGAAGCATTAGAGACTCTGTTCACAACCTGTTGGCTGATCGCATCAAGGCATTGGGCCTGAGCCATTTCTACCAGATCCAGCAGCATGAGATTAAAGGGCTGAATGGCACGCAGATCATTTTCTCTGGGCTGTACGCCAACCCTGAGAGCTTGAAGTCGCTTGAAAGCATAGACATCTGTTGGATCGAGGAAGCATCGACGGTCAGTGAGAACTCATGGCGGTTACTGATTCCAACGATCAGAAAAGAGGGGTCTGAGATATGGGCAAGCTTCAACCCGGCACTAAAGAGCGATCCTGTGTACCAGAGGTTTGTTTTGAACAAGCCTAGTGATGACGCCTTGGTTAAGAAGGTTAGCTGGCGTGATAACCCGTGGGTCACTCAGCCACTCAAAGACGAGATGCAGCGCCTCAAAGAGTACGACCTCGAAGAGTACCTGCACGTTTATGAGGGTGAGCTAAAGCAGTTTGCTGACGGGGCCATCTATGCCAAACAGCTCAAGAAGGCCAGAGACGACAACCGCATTACTTGGTTGCCGGTAGAGTCAGCGCCTGTTCACACTTTCTGGGATCTGGGCAGAAACGACACAACGGCTATT